CTGCTAATTGATTTAATTTTTGTTGTTCTAATGCTTGATCTTGTGCCCCTAGTGCATCCATTGCTGCAATATTTGTTTGTTGTAATCCTGGAACAAAAGTTGCCATACCTTGGAGATCAGCTAGCTGTTGGTCTCTTCTTGTTAAAGCTTGATTATATGCATCACTTTGTAATCCTGCCACTAAAGCGGCTCTATTTCTATCTGAACCTGTTTGGTATTCGGCCTCTGCTACTCCTTGTCTAGCTCCTCCATAAGCTCCAGCACTATATGCATCTCCTCCAATTTGTTGTTTTTGAATAGCTGCTTGTTTGTCAAATTCTTTTAAGGTTTCATCTATTACAGCTGTCTGATAAGGTGACATAAATTGTTGATAGCTTTGAGAAGGATCCATTAACTGTTGTTGAGAAATTTGATCTAAGTAAGGTTGATACGCCGCCACTCCTGTTCCACCTGTAAATCCTGTAATTTGACCGCTGGCATCTCTTTGAACTTGTCCTAGTCCACCAAGATCTGCAATCCCTTGTGCAGCTTGTTGTTGAAAAGCAGTTTGCCCTGCAACTTTAGGTGTTAATCCTCCTACATCGATAGGAGTTCCTAGTTGCCCGATACCATATTGAAGAATATTTTCACCGTACGGTTGAAGAACCCCAGAAGGGAGTAACCCCATTCCTGATGTATCAAATTGTTGTGCCATTAAGCGTTAGCTCCGTTTGTTTCTAAATGTTTCATTACATTATACATTTTTTGTGCACCTTTATTAATACTACCACCGCCTGCAGCTCTTACTGCATCGGCTGTCATTACAAATTCATTTCTACTTAATCGAGCTGGAACATCATCCGCTCTTTCCCTGCCACCAATGTCAACAAAGCCACCAGTTGTTCTATAATCTTTTTCTAGTCCCTCAAGATCCATAACACCACCACCATATCTTTGAACTCTTCCACCTTTTCTTAAATTTGCAATACCACCTTTTCTTAAATTTTTTAAGAAATCTACTGAAGCAGGATCAGAACCAAGTATTAATGCTTCGGCTAGCTCTCTACTAATATTCATTTCTTGCATAAGTTTTTGAATTTGTGCTTCATATTTATCGCTAGGTCCACTAGCTTGACTAGCTAAAAATTCATCTAATTTTATTAATTCTATCTCTGTTAATTGATCTAAAGATTTATTAAACAACATCATAGCTGCTTCATTTCTACTAGCATCTACACCAGGGTCAGAAGTCATTGGACCAATCGGAACGCCTTCTTCCGTTTTAAGTTCAAAATCTCCTAATGATTCAGGGTCCATTACTTCGACATCGACATCTTCATCTACAATTCCTTGAGATCTATAATTACTTCTACCACCTTTTCTTAGCCCCATGATACCACCATTTTTTACATCAATCATTTCTTCAGCTTGAACGTCTACTCCCATTGATTCAGGGGTTTTACCTTGGTCGTCTGCTTGAATCATACTCATAGCCATGTCCATAAGAATTTTCATAATTTCTTCATCGGTTTTACCCATAGCTTTTAATCTTTCATAATGTTCTGCGTGTAAACTTTTAATTAATTCTGCAAGTTCAGGTGGCACATCCCCCCCTGCTGGTACTTCAGATACATCTTCTTGCATAGAAACTTGTTCAACCAATGGACCAATTCCTTCTTGGTATGTTGGACGAGATCCAGTTGCTAGACTCATTAAACCTCCGTTCGCTGCAAGAGCAGTAAAGTCTGTTACGTCTGCTTTATTAGAAGGTTTATTAAATACTGTCATAGGAGTAAGATTAGTTGAAACAGCTTGCTGTGCAACTTTAGCTGCTTCTTTTTGTTGAGCCATATAATCATCATAAGACTTTTGAATCATCTCATTTTGTTTCTTCTTGCTCTTGTAATCTAAGTAAGCCTTTCCTCCTGAAAGGACTATATCAGCTCCTGTTTTTACTACATCCCACCAATCGGCCATAATTTTTAATTCTCCTTGAAAATGTTATACTCTTTGAGTGCAGGTATTTTGCCTGAATGTATACTATTACTAGCTTTTACCAAATAAATCAAGAGGAGGCATGATTACTTTGACATCTTTTCTTAAGTCTTCTGGGGGAATATTAGCTGCTTTATAGGCAGCTTCATCTTTATAAACTTCTCCTGTTTTAATATTGGTAAAGGTTTCTATTATTTCTGTTGGTTCAAGTACTGGTACGTCTTGGCCATCTACTTTAACTGTTTTTGTCATTATGTTCTATCCTGTTGTAATACGCTTAAAGTACAGACTACTCCTGCACCCCCGCTTGATGTTACTTTAATGGCGTCTGATTCTTCTAAAACTAATACAGTGCTAGCTTCCCCTTCAAGTATTTCTACTTTAGCATCCGCTGCTACACTTGAACTTTTAGCATAAAAAGTAGTTGTCCCTGCACTGCTATCTAGTATTGAAATAGTTAGATTAGTAGTACCTGCTACTCCATTAAATATAGAAAGTGATTTAACAATTCCTACGGTTGCAGCCGGTACTGTATAAATAGTTTCTGCTCCTGTCCCTGTGGTAGTATAGATACTATTTTTATATGCATTCGCCATGTCTTTTTCTTATCCTAACTTAATCTATAAATAAAGTAAAGGCTTCTAGTTCGTCCTTTAATTGTTGTTGATATGTAGTATTCATTTTTTGTACAATTGAAATAACATTGTTGGCCAAGTTCTGAACATTTTGTTGATCAAATTCCGGTCCTTCAATTGTTGATACTACTTCTGATATTTTAGCCATTATCTTCTACCTCCTGCATGTATATCTAATCTAAAAGTTCCTAGTCGCCAGTTTTCACCGGTCCCTGTATTTGCTACTCTGAAAGCAATTTGTCTTGCTCGAACTCTGGTATTAAGTTGAGTTGTACTTGTGGTAGCTGTATAATTATTAGCAACTCCGGCGCTATTAGGAAAAGCCTTAGTTGTTAACCTTACTTGAGCGTCACCCGTTTGAGCCCCAAAGTCAGGTATAAATCTACTAATTCTCATTATATATTCTCCTTCACCAGGAAGACCTTGATCTTTACTTATATCATAATCTCCTGATTCAATACTTGCTGTAATTGCATTAGTGGTACCACTAGCAAAAACTTCGTCTGTTCCAATCTCATGTTGCCAAAAATAACTTGCTCCATTTGTAACTCCGTTAACTTCCGGAGAAGTCGGTGCAACACCAGTCTTGTATTGTGTAGCATAAGGTTTTCCATAAACTCCTTCAGGTGTCCATGTCGTTCTTGCTAAAGAAGATGTAGTCCAAATAGGGTGTGCGTCAGTAGATTCTATATAATTGTAACTAACCGATCGATTAACTTCGTCTGACCCTTGACTACAATAAAACCAAGTTATTTCACCAAATAAATTATTAACTGCACCATGAATTTGTTGATTGGCATTAACATTAATGTTTTCAAAAACATAATCTTCTACCAAACAAGGCATACTATAAACTCTACCTCCAGTGTATTTAAAGAATCCATTAGGTCCCATCCAATAAGCAACACCGTCTATTTCCACAGGCGCATGCTGACTAGATATACCGCAATTAGTTCCAACTTGTTCAAAACCAAAAGTAAAAGGCTGTCCTACAAACTTCATTGTATACATAGCTGTATCCGACCATACATATAAAGCTGTTTTACCTGCAATAACTGCCATTAATTTAGATCCATCAGGTAATCTTTGTGAGCCAGCTGTGTTGGTTGCACTAGGAGTATATGAATCCGTTGCATTAATACTTTCTTGATCTGAAAATCTTACAAACATATCATCTTGTGTTCCAGGAGTACCTACTGTTGTTTCTGTTCCAATAAATACTAAGTGTCTATCGGGAGTAGAAACAGCCATGTCTCTTGAAGCAGTTGGTGCATTTGCTAAAACCGTTGCTCTATTTGTTAATCCTGCACCACTATCGGGATCCCATTCAAATACTTTTTTATTATGTACTAAAGCCAATAAGTTTTCTCCATAGTTTACTAACCTCCATTGTCCAGGTTCAATTACAACTTGAGCTGAAGAACTTGCACTTCCCCATCCCACATAGCCGCTTGCATCATAAACTGTAGCTCCGTTAGAATGAGCAGCTCTAGTACTTCCGCTATATGCTCTAGTAATTCCTGTTACTTTGTTTCCTGTGATTCCTGTATATCCAATTAGTTCATTATCTACTTGAATAACTTCTGTTGATGAAGAAGGAACTGTAAATCCTGAAGTTGATGTTAAAGTAATTTCGGTTGCTGAACCATTATTACCGTTAGTGTCATCTGCTAAAGACCCATTTAATGTAGTTAATGTAGGTGGAATAACTCTACCACCAAAAGTATTAGTTCCCCATCCATAACCATAACCTTGAGTAACTGGACCTATAGCA